TCTTTTTCTTTTTTTTGCTATACTAGTATCGCTCTCGGTTACCGATTGCGTTCCTATGGTTCGTGAAAGGAGGTGAGCTTATTGCATTACATTTTTGACGTCTTACTTGCTATTATGGCGGAAGTAGCTGCACACTACATCTGCAAGTGGTTAGATAGCAAGGACAAAGACCGAAGCTAGCCCAAGATACCCGTTAATCTGAAAAGAACGTAAAAAAAGCCCTGGAGGACTGCCATCCTCTAGGGCTTTGGTGTGCTATTGCATTACATTTTATAACTCAATTATACCACATTATTCTGTTTTATTTTACTTTAAATAATAATTTTTACGTTCCCAGTTCCATATTGCTACAATTTCACGACCTGAAGAAGTGCCGTCTTTATCCTCTCCAGTTTGAACAAGATTACCATCTTCTAAATCATCAAAATCAAACTGTTTCTTGATTTCTTTGAATAACTTGCCAAAGCCTATCTGTCTCTTTCTGTGTAGCCCTGTCAGCATATCATCTACTATCTGCAGTTTCTCCTGATCCGTAAAATCCATTTTTTCATCAGTCACATCAAACGGTTTTACAGGATATTTTGCAGTCTCCAAAATAGCACCTTTCAAGCCTTTGCCTTTATCGGCTTTTACAGCTCTAATATCAACCATGGGAGTATAGTCTAGCTTCATAGCTTTCTGCCAAAGTTCCGTCCATTCCTCCTGGGTTAAATAATCATCTTTTGACCTGAAATAGCCTGGCTTAACCATTAGTAAAACATGCAGATGAGGATGATAGCTGTCTAATTCTTTGGAATAAGTAACCTCTGTCGCTCTTAGAAAACCAATCAAATTTTTATCGACTTTCTTATACTTCATCAACCTATTGAACCCTCTTAAAATATCCGTCATAGACTGATTAAGTTCTTTACCTGTCACATTTTTAACCGTCAATGTCAAAAATAGAAAGCGTCCTTTTGGCTGTCTAATCATTGCTTCTTCAACTATTTTGCTTGCTTGATAAGAATATTTCATAGAACGTCTCCAGTTGCAAAGCGCACACAGCTTATTTTTGCAGAAATAAGACTGATATAGTTTCTTCGTTCCGTCCGACTGTTCGACAAATTTTAGAACTTCAGCACATTGATAAACTCTCTCAAATGAGCGATAACCTAAAATATCCAACTGACTTGCCAACTCAATATTTTTAAGTTTACGTTCTCTCCATTTTCTGTCTTTCCCTGTTTTTGAAACATCTTTCAAGGTTTGTAACCCTTGATTTTGTTTTTCTTTCATGTTATAATTTACCTGTAATTACAAAGAAATATAGAAAAAGTCCTTGCAATTTTCCTAGCTTTTTATGATTTTGATTGAACACCTAAATTATATCAAAAGCTTTCACAAAAAACAAGGCTTTTTTTGTGCCTGAAAACCCAGTAAAATCAAGGGTTTAGACCTATTTTGATACCCTATTTTTAAAATCTCATTATTTCTATATGTATCAAGATAAGAAGAAACCCCCCTGCGGGGGCTTTCTCAAGGGGCTTTCAGCCCCTTTTTTTAGCCCTTATTTACTGCTTCAGCCATCTTTTGAATTTTGGCATAAGTGTCATATTTTTCTCTAAGTTCTTTCGATTGTACGAAACTTCTTCGCCACAATCGACGTAGCTTCATTTTAGCTTCAGGGCGGTCACAAACTGCATTGTAATCTTCTGCATCAAATGCCCTTGTGAAAGTCCACCGTCCGGCAATCGTTCGACACTCGACAACCTCAAATGTCTGCTCTCTCAACTGCTTCACTACACGAGTAAAGACCTGACTTGTACCGACAATTTTTATACGCTGTTTCCGTTGCTGAGTAATCTCTGCCAGCAAGCCTTCAGGGAATTTTTGCCAAGCGCTTGAGTTATATTCGTTCTGTATTTCATCGATAGCAAATATAACCCCTTTTAAGCCGTTTCTCAGCTCGAAAAGTTGTTGCCAGCTCTCCATAGCTATATCCTGATGAACATAGCCAAAATTCGTGCAAATAATAGCTTCAGGATACTTCTTTCTCATACGTTCAAGATATTCTGTCATGGCCATAGTTTTTCCGCCACCTTGACGACCACAATACAAGGTCAGACCGTATTCTCTAAATTCTTTTCCGTTCTTGACACGATGATATAAATCATAAGACAAAGCGCCTATAAAGCTAAAAATCTTCAAATATGCAGGCTTTTCCGAAAGCACCTCAAATTGCTTTCCTCGAATACCTTTTTTTCTCATAACAATAACCAATGCTAAACAGATAAAACGGGCGCCCGCAAATGCGGGCTTTCCGTTTTATCCTGCCTACCCTTTCTTATTTTTTTAGTTAATAAACGGTATTCGATGTATAAGCCAATTTATACATTTCGTACCGAAAAGCGAAACATAAAAAGTAGATATCAACCCTATACAGATAAAAATATCTCTAAAAGGCACAAATGGCGATGCCTCATATAGTATATTCGATACTGCATTTAAAGCTGATACAAAATTATTTACAAATTCAAAAGATGGAAATAAACCTATCAACCACTCTAAAATTTTAAAACAAACATCTAAAATTCCTTGTATCATCTTTAATCCTCCGCCACTTTATGGAATTTTCTAGCAAAGAATAAAGCCATCAAAACATAAGCTAAGGCTCTAAACACCATCTTAATTGGCGAAGCCAATTTAGTTGCTGTTGCTCCATTCAAAATCACATAATCAGAACCCAATATATTTACACTCATATCGCTTATTGTGTCCTTATCATTAAAATCATACCTTAAAGGAACCATCACAGGGAATTTTCTCCTAAAAGTGTCATTTAAACCGCTCAAACGTCCCCTTAACCATGTTTCATCAATCGAAAATGTCCACGTTATAGCCCCTGTAATTGCGTCAGAAATGACTTTAGAGAGAGTTTGAAGAAATTCCCATATCTTACTTAAAATGTTTATTATGCCCCCAGGAATAGCTAAAATAGCTTGTAAAATTTTAGCAAGCCAATCCCAAAGCGCTTTTAGTCCATTTAAAATTGCTCCAGGTATTCCAAGAATTGCATTCAATAACTTTTTAAGCCATTCTATAATCTTATCTAACCATCCCAAGCCTGTACCTGCTGCAGTAGTTGCACCACTACCTGCAAGAGTTCCAGCTCCTGCCAATTCACCTGCCCCAGTTAATGAACCAGTACCAGGTATTTCACCAATTCCAAGAGAACCAGCTCCAACCTCAGGAACAGCTGGAGTAGCAACCCCTGTACCTGCCCTAATCTTATTTAATTCCCTTAATTGATCATCAGAATAAGTCTTATCTGATACCCTAGGAAGAGCAGGTAAACTCAAAGAAGCTACCTGAGCATCACTTTTAAAAGTTACTGTTTCGCTATTTTTAGGAAATGCCGTATCTATATATTTATCAACGCTAGAACTATCAATAGCACCCTGTTTCAGTTTTTCAGTTGATACCGTCATTCTTTCTCCTAAACCAATTTCAGGAACAGAAACAGATTTTACTACAACATCTTTTCCTGAAGGAACGTCTAAATAAACAGACCTAGCAACTCCTTTCCCTTTATGAGCAATTGTAGCCGAAAGGTAATTTATTTGACCTTTTTCATTTCGCCCCACATTGTAATCTACACCAGCCGCTCCTATCCCTGAATCAGTAACTGTTCTTAATTTAACTTTAGAGTCCGTCGGTTCTAAATCAACCTTAACAGTTATTTGAGGAACGAGATAATCTCTCCCCTCTTTAAAACTATCTGAAGAAAATAACCAATTATATGCCGGCTTTTCCGTTCCAACAAACAATGTTGCTGTAGGTCCGCCACCAACCATCAATTTAGTCGAATTAGGCCCTATAACCCCTGTATTAGTCAACAAACCGCCTTTATAAACTAATGTACTAGGAACAGTAGCAGTTGAACCTAATCCAGCCCCTACATTCTTAATTGCTTGTTTTAGAGTACCATCAATTTTTACAGATGTTCCTGATACAAATTCTCCAACAGAATGACCCATTTTTTTAAGCTCATCCGCTACTGCAGCACCTACAGCTTTAACTTCATCAAAATGCTCGATAGTATAACCCAACACAACACAAGCAACTATACCCAATACAACCCAAGGTAAAACTGCAGGGTTTAGACCTCCAAGAAGCAACCCTCCAGACAATGCCCCTGCATCTGCCTTAACTACTTTAGGCCTAAATGCACTAGTAAAAAGTAATGTAACTATACAAAAACAAACTGCTATTTTTTTTATAATTTTTTTCATTTTGCTCCTTATCAAAAAAAGCACCCTTTCGAGTGCTTTTGATTAAAAGAATTTCTTGAGCGTTGATACTGCAAAGCGAACAGCAAGGCTCGCTCCTAACACAGCGGCACCAACTGGCAAGATAGACGGAACTGCCTGCAAAACTGCGTCCTTAACAGGTGCTAAAAGGTCAGCTGTAATCATAGAAAAATCCTCCAAAATTGTTTTTTTTAGGTATAGTTTAACGTCTTTACCCATAGACAAGTTTTTAGAATACAAATTGTTTTAGGAGATGGTTTATAAAGAAAAATAAAAGGAGACCAGGAATGACAATCACTCCGTAAAAAGTAATGACATTTGCCTGCATATGGTACAAATCGTAATCTTTTTCAACTTTGGTAACTATCTTTGCAATTTTTTCATCAGTCTCGGTTTTCTTGCCTTTTTCTTCTGTCAGCTTAGATAGATTTTTCAATTCTTCTAGAATTTCATCAGAGTCTTGTTTCTTCTCTTGATTTTCATCTTGCTTTTTCTTTTCAAGTTGCTCTTGTTCCTGTTTATCTTTATCAATGCGCTCATTGAATTTCTTTAATTCGTCATAGACTTTATTAGTCGCTTTTGTTTGCTCATTCAATTTCTCAAGTAAACTTTTATTGTAAGACTCAAATACACTTGAGAGGTTTGAATTGTCTTCAGGCTTCATTATGCAGCCACATCAACCGCTTCAACATTTTCAAAACGGTCAAAGGCAACTTTTTTAGTCGCAATATTAACGGTCATGAACATTTCAGCTTTTGCAGGTAATGGATTACGAGCAATCAAAGCATATTGTGCTGATGTAAGGCTATATTTTACAGGCAATAGACCTACAACATTTTCAGGATCTTCATTCACTAAAGGAAGCACCCACACTGTAACGCCTGACACCTGTCGTTGCGTTTTCTCGTCTGTAAAATCATAGGGACGAGCACCCAAAATTAGAACATCATTTTTCATTGTTTTCCTCTTTTCTTTTTTGTTGTTCACTTATATATTCGTAAATACATTTCAAAAAAAAGAAAAAATCCAAATTTTTTTTGGATTGATTTTAGCCATTATATATTTATTTCACGTTTCATTGACAGTAAGAAACCAGGGACTAAACTTTTAAAATCGTCTGTCGGTCGGTCTAATGCCCCACCAACACGATTTCAAGTTTAATCTGTCCCTGCTTACTGTCCAATGAACTTTCGCGACATAAAACGATTAACTAATTTTATTTTTCAATCTATTACATCTTTTTCTTTTTTTTGCTATACTAGTATCGCTCTCGGTTACCGATTGCGTTCCTATGGTTCGTGAAAGGAGGTGAGCTTATTGCATTACATTTTTGAC